CTCGACAAAAGGTTCCTGGGCATTGCCCAGCAGTTCACATGGCGTTTATCCCATGGTCCGAATTCGACGGCCACGGCGACAAACGCTTCCCTCCCAGCAAAGACGCGTCAGATGCGTTCTACGCTGGTCCATTTACCGTACCCGCAGGGTGGTCCATCTACCGCACTCGCGCCGAGGCTCACAGCTTGGTGCTAGAGCTGCGCCAGGTGCCCGGCGAGTGCTCGGCTACCGTCCATCTCCCCGCCCAGGCGGAGGATTACGGCGGCTATGCGTACGTCACCTTCGACGACGCTGACCATCACGCAGGAAAACCCGCGCCGAAGTGGGTCTGCGCTTTCCCGGGCTACAATGTACCCGAGGGTGTTCCGGTCATCTGCTCTGAGAACACCTGTGGCCTGTGGGTCCCCGACGAACGCTACCTTAAATGGCACGCCGACTTGAAGCATCTCCCTAAGGAGTGCCACATCTGCAAGGTTTCGATACCTAGCGATGTGTACAAGCACCACATGTCCACACATGATCGCAAGGACACTCGCGCCCAAGACGTCGCTTTTCGTAAGCTTTTGGGCCTCCCTGATCTCCCCGCTCCTTTCACCAAGGCTGAGCTTTGCCTGGCGGTGAAGTCTTGGGGCGGTAAAGACCCGGAGGTACACGCTTGGTGCGCCAAGAAGGCCGGCTGCGACACCCAAGCAGGGTGGCAAATGCAACTGGCCGTCGGCAGCGGCGCGAGCAAGCCCACCCCGCCGACCTTGCCCTTGCCTGTCCCCGGGGCACCAGTCATGGCGAAGACCGATGCGAATATGATCGTCGCTTTGTGGGCCCAGAACCCTCCTACCGACGCCGAGCTGCGTAAATTGCAAGCCGACCGCGCCGCCGAGAGAGCCGCAGCGGCACACCCCACCGCCACGGCTTTACCCGTCGCAACAGGCCCCCCTGCCGCCACCCCCCCAGTCGTCCCGCCTACGCCTAGCCCTGCTGACTCCTTTCCCGAGCCTGCAGCGCTTGTGCCTGTCCCGCCTAAGGCTCACAAGGATAAGGGTCTCCGCTATCCACTTGTTCCGCCTTCCGAGCAGCTTGAGGCGTTACGCCGCGATTTCCCCCACCTCACGATACGTGACGCGCCCGCGAAACCGGCCCAACACCAGTATCTTCGTGCCCATTCTTTGGGCATCCACTCTGTCCTCGACGACTACACCCGTAAGAACCACGGCGCTCATGCTGTTGTGGTTGACATTGGCAGCAATAGCCAACGTGTGGAGCTGATGAGGTGTAAGTGGTGGGGCCTCTCCCCCGAGGACATCCTCACTGAGGATTTTAAGCGCCACCGCAGGGCGATGCGTTTCGGCAACCACGTCAGTCAGTCAGAGAATCCCAGGTGGTGCTCATGTCGTTTTGGCGAGTGCAAGCACGTTACCGCCGACGTTTACGTCAGCGTCTACGCGGCTTGGTACCTTACGGATGAGGAACTTTGGATGTCAGCAGTCCATACACCTCACTACGCCGCCCTCCACCGGTTCCCTGGTCCTCACGGCCAGATCGGTTTCGGAGAGGCGTCTTACCGTTTGGATTATGCCACCAACCCCATCACTGTCAACATGACCGTTCGGGGCAACACTCATGCCTATGAGCACCGCCTGATGGAAGTCGTTGAGGCCGGTGGCATTGCCACGGCTATGGGCCCGTTGGCTGCTGTCACCGTCAAGGCTTTCAACGATAGCGTTATCGTCTCCTTCCACTGCGTCAAGTTCTTGCCCCCCCGGCCTATCCCCACTGAGTACATTACGTTCGAGGGTGGCGCGGCTGGCCTTATCTTCCCAGGCAAACATGGCGCTGCAGTCTCTGACGGTGGACCCGTCCAACCGGTCTCTTGGGCCCACGCTGCCCACCACGTCATTACGTATGCGGGTGTGCCGGTTAATTCCACCATCCTCGCCGAGTGCCGCGGTTGGATGGTCACCAAGCTCAGGGTGGAGATCAACCACAAGGCTCTTACCGAGAAAGTCAGGAGGGCTTACAATGGCATCAAGTGGCCTTCCGCTTACCTAGAGAAGAGCATTGCAGCCACTGATGCCCTTGCTTGGGTCTCCGGGATTGACGCCGAGGCGCAAGCGGTTGATCTCATCCGCGACTCAGCAGTCGCCATCGCCACCCTCGAGGCGCGCCGCGCCGACGTCAAAGAGTTGACGAGCCTTCAGAAGTACACCTTCTCCATTGCACGATGCAAGACCCGCTGGCGAGACGCCAAGACCGACGCCGCCGAATTGTGGGCCACGCTCCCCTTGTGGGCGCAAGGCATCTGTACGATCGGCATCGGCGCGGCCGTCTATGTTGCCGCTAAGCGCCTCGGGGTCGCCGCGTTCCATCCACGCCGTCCGATGGCTTCTCTGGACATCCTCAGACAGGCCACCTTTTCGCGCCTGCCCGCTTGGGACGCGATCCGCCTTTCCGCCCTCATCCCCATCAAACTCGCCTACACCCCGTTCATTTGGGCCGGCAACCAGGTCAAGACGTCGCTAAAAACTTACCTAGACGCGCTTCCTGTGGCTGCCGACTATTCCAATTTCGTCAACGAGGTCCGCGTGCAAGCGGGGAAGCGGGCAGCGGGCGCGGCCCCAGCAGTGGTTAGTTTCGGCCGTAATTTATGGGCTGCCGCCTACATCTCGATCACCATTCCCTTCGCCGAAGAGGTGACCAAGCGCCTCCTTGGCCGGTTCATCGGGCCGGGCAAGGCAGGGGCTCTGTACGGCTTCGTCGAAGCAGTCGCTCTGGACCAACCAGCCTCGGTGCCCTTCCGCATGGCGTTTCACGCCTGGACCGCCAGGCAGAGTTTCGTCAAGGGTTTCGCCGCACACGCCATATGGAACGCCTTCTGCTGCGTGCCTACTTTCTTGGGCGGTGGTTTCGATGATATCCCCGAGCGTGCATTCGCTTGGGGTGCTATCCCTGCGTCAGCCATCGCGGTAGCTGCGGGCGCCGCTCTTGCTGGGCGTAACCTCCGGACCGCACTTGCCAAGCTAGGCGCCGATCCTGGGACAGATGATCTCGGGGGCACCGTAGGCCTGGCCCAACGCCCGGAACTCCAAGCCCCCCTAGCCATGGGTCGCTTGGCTCTGGTCGGCGATGCTGCCATCAAGCTGCACTTAGCCTCTACCTGGGGTCCATTCGTCGCACCCGGCCTCGCTTCATCAGAGGTCAGTGTTCGCGGCGCCACCGACGCCCTGGCAAATGCTCACCGTCGCTTGGAAACCACCGCTGACGGGCCCATCGTACAAGCTTGGTTGGGAGAAACTCTCTCTAACCGCCAACGGGCCGAGCACCTCGAGGCGGTCCTCGGCTACCTCACTTTGGTCAGCCCAGATGGAGCTGCCCGTTTAGCCGCCTTCGTGGGGGGTCCTGGGCCCCAGCCTAACCTTTGCACCACTCCTTTCAGCAGGATGCATGACCGAGCCCCTCCAGCAGGCCCCATCCCCAATTTGCCAGTGTCCCCTAACCCTGCGACTATGGGTCAGGACGCCATTGGCACTTTGGGCGCTGGCGCCTCCAAGGGCGACGGCCCGAAGCCTGAGAAACCCCCCCCATTCGGTTTCCAGCTACACGACCATTGCGCCGGGTTTCGTGAACCGAAGGATGCAGAAAACCCAATGTTGGTCTACAAGATAGACATTGACGGGCCCTGCATTCCCGGCGTCGCTGCTCGAGCCGTCGCCTTCGCCATTAGGGGCCACGCTCCCTATATTGCCCGCAATTGTCCGCATAACCATTTCAACGCCTTGCTTCGGCGCTCTTGCGTCAGCACGTTAGGCGACCCGAAGACCGCCGCGCCTGCGCTAGCGGTCCTCAAACTCATGGTCGCCCTAGGCGTCGTCAAGCCCGAGGATGTCGTTCCGATGACTCCCGAGCAATGGGCTTTGCGGTTCCCAATTCCGCGGCAAGCTGCCCTCGCCGCCGCCCGTCTGGCTTCCGACGGCGGCACCAAACCCAAACCAACCTTTAAGAACTTCCGCAAGTTCGAGGCCTTGGCAAAATGGGCGTTTGGTTGGGCTCTCGTCGACGCGCGTGGCATCCAAAGTCCCGATCCCGATCAGCTCGCCGAGGCCGGCCGTCACTTCGCCCCTCTTGGCGACGTACTTAAGCGCCAGTGGGGTTTGGAAGCGCCCTTCGTCTACTGTTCTGGCAAAACCGCCGACGAGATAGGCAAGGCTTTCACTGACCACTGGGAATCCCTGCACGACCCAGTCGCAGTCGAAGCCGATGGCGAAAGGTGGGAGGGCCATTACCGTATGGCCTGCGCGCTCATTGAAGTGGTATTCACCGAGCTGTTCATACGTAACCATTGGCTGAGGCAATACCAACTCGGCTGGGGTACCGCGATCATCTCGGTGTACTTCGTCGTGTTGCTTTGGTGCCAACGGTTCTCCGGCGTGCCTCAGACTTCGGTCGGTACGTCGGCCGTCAACGCCATCGTCAACGCGCAAGGCTTCATTCTCGCCCCGCACCCTTCGTTCCCCGACCTCTCTGCCATCGTCGCTTTCGCCAGGCGACTCATTGCCACACCTTTCCATCAGAAGACTTTCGTCCTTGGCGACGATTCATTGGCTGTGGCCGAGTCCCTCCCCAACAACGATGACTATAAGGTCGCCGTCAAACGCGCCTATGAGCGCGTCGGCCAAGTTGCGGTAGTCAAGTGGACCTGCGAGCCGCTTCGCGCCACTCTTTGCAGCTCCCGTTTCTACCACACCACTGCCGGGTTCCGCGTTATGGCGCCCTTAGTCGGCCGCACCATCGCTAAGATGGGTTGGAAACTCGCGGTTGTCACCGCCGACGACGAGACATGGCTGGCGTCGGTTGCCGCTTGTTGGGCCCACGACGTAAACCACGTCCCCATACTCCGCGCGGTTGCTCGCGTTATGACCGTTTGGGCCTCAGCCTCGCCCGACCCTCGTTGGGTCCAGTGGAGGCATAGGCCCTTTTCCACCTACTCCATGTCGGAACAAGGCCTCATAGAGTTTGCACTCCTCTATGACGTCGCCCCCACCGATGTCACTGAGTGTGAGGACCGCATCTACCGGTGGAAACGTGGCCAGTTGGTTGACGATTGGCTCATTCAGCGCATCATCCACGCCGACCTTGATCTCAGCCTGGCTCCAGGGCACCAGGATTTCGTACATTTCGACCCTTCACAGGATGCCCCGTTTTCGCAAGCGGAGTTTCACAGCCCCGTTCCCGCCATGCAGGCGATGTCGGAGGCCACTAGTGCCCCAGCTGCAGTTAAGCAGCGGCGCGCCCTTCTCGCTGAGTTTCACAAGCTCGCCGACTTGGGCTTTTGATGTCGAGGTTAGTGGACCTTGACAACACCACTGTACATATAGCCCCATGGCCCCCAATCGTAAGCCAGCCGCTAAACCTGCCGCCGCACAGGCGCCCGTTCGCCGCCCTCCCAGGCAGCAACGCGCTCCTGGTGCGCGCCGCACAACCCAGCGAGCTTCTTCGCTCGCCCCACTTCGCGTATCCAGCCACGACAAACTAGCCTCTGCCAAATTTGGTCGCAGTGCGCTTGAGAGCGTCGTCGCGGCCATAGCCGACCCGGACAACCACCCGGCTGTCCGCTTCCCTGGATCGCGCAAAACATTTGTAAATAAGATCCGCTCCGTCTCAGCCTTCACCGGCTCTGCCGCGGCGCAAGGCCTCCAGGCCAACTCCGGTTTCGTCATTGCTTTCCGTGACGTCCGCTGCGCCAAGATCGTCTCTGAGTTCCGGCCCGCCGGCCAGCTCTCTGTCTACAACCTCGTCCCCGCCACTGCGTCCGTCAACGGCGCAGCGCTTGCCTTCGTCGCCGTGGCTGGCGCCTATCTTTCCATCGCCCATACCGATTATGTTTCCGGTTGGGCGCGACATGGCACCAGCTTCATTCCTTGGATCTTCAAGGACGGCTACACTCGCATCTTCGTTCAGTCGGAGACCGGTAACCAGGCTGCGCTACAGGCGGGTGGCCTCACGCCCGTCACGTCCTACACCTTCAACATCTCCTGGTATTTTGCCGGTCTCTACCGCCAGGATGCTGTTACTGGTACCACGGACGCCGGCGGCAATGTTTCCATTAACTTGCCCGCCGGCCGCATGGGCTACATCGCCATCCAAACCGTCTCTGCCCTCAACGGTGCCACCTTTGACATCGCCGACCAGAGCGCCAACGCGATGCGCCACCTCATGCTCACGGATTTGGCAGATAACCTTGCCGACATCGAGACTCTGCGCGTCAATGCTGTCTCCGCCATGTGGTCTGACCGCACGGCCGAGCAGTTCGCGCAAGGAGAATGTGTCTCCTACCAGGCCTCGGGCAGCGAGGAGTGGGCCGAGTTCATACAGGCCACCCCCACGACCGATGCTTCGGCAGCTCTCGACCCCTATTCCAAGGTCGCCACCTTCAATGATATGCACAAGGGTGCTTTCAAGAAGGGCCGTTACCTCCCCCTCAAACCGTCGGAGGACCCCCGCGAGCGCAATTACGTGCAGCTGGGCGCAACGGAGCAATCCATCGCCCCGATTCGCTATGATCAGGTAACTGACTATGTGTATCTCGGCTGGAATGCTGGAGTCTTGGCCTCTGGGTCAGGCACTACCATCGGTGAGGTCACCGTGGTACATGCCGTCGAGGGAGTCTCTGAGAGCCAGTGGCGCTCCACTGACGTCTGCCGCATCCCCAAGCGAGTGTTCGACGACGCTGTGTATGTCATGGCCCAAGTCGACGCCGATTTCGAGAACATCAATCACTTGTCCAAGTTGTGGAACTTCTTCAAGCGTGCACTCCCTATCGCCGTCAACGTCGCCGACCAGATCGCCCCGATGCTGCCCCTGCCCCTGTCTGGACCCGTCTCTGCCATCTCACGTGGCGCGAGGCAGTTCCTCCCACTCTTGCAGTGAGGAGGAACAGGCTACGCCTGCGCAATGCGCAGAAACACCTCTACGAAGTGTGCCTGCTAGTACAGAAGCGCCTGTCTGCGCAAAAACAGAAAACAAACAAAAATTCTTTCCTTATCTATCAGCGGCCTCTGGCCGCGCCTCTTCGGGTTAGTAGAAGTAGTAAATAGAAG